ATTTCTTGCTCATTGTAAAGCTCTTCCACAGGCTGTTGGTGCCCGCCGTGGTGTAGCCCTTAACGCCTCCGGGTGCAGTGCGAATCACCTTTTTGATCAGATTGATGCAGTCAAGTTCGGCATACGGCGTTCCAATCAGCGCTCGGGCAGCAGATATCGCATCCTGATACCGGATCATCCAATCGCCTCCTGCCATCGTATTGGCTTGTGCAGCAGCATCCTGCATGCCAGCGCTGCTGCTCGCCTCTTCATTTTATGCATGAATACCGCTGCTCCGTTATAGATAAGACGCTCCACTTTCGTCCCGTTAAAGAAAATCTCGATCAGCTTCACACCGTTAAACGTAACGGGCAGTTCCGCATCCGCGTAATACGTAACGACAACCGAGCCCCTGCCGTCGCTTCCCGCGCCGCCGCCTTGCTGGGTAGAATTGGTGTAGGTCTTGCTGCCCACCTTGAAGCTGCCGGCATGGATATACCCCGAGCCGCCGCTGCCGCCTTCTCGTGCAGCACCGCCGCCACCGCCGTACAATCCGTCTCCACCTCTGCCGTGGTGTTCGCTATATCCGTCGGTATTGCCATAGGCGGAGTCGCCGCCCTTGCCATAGCTGCCTTTTCGGGTTCCGTAGCTATTTGATCCTCCCGCCGTTTGCGTGCCGCCGGTCGTATTGCGCACACTCGCGCCCGTCGTACCACCGCCATTGCCGCCTGCAACCGAGGACAGGTGCCAGTCAGGGCCCCAGTTTGCGCCGCCTTCGCCTCCGCCGCCAGCCACAAAGTAAAGATTATCCTTCGAGCCCGTCGCCACCAGACTGCTCACGCTGATCCTTGAAACAAATGCCGCACTGCATGTTCCGCCCGCACCGACGTACACGGTTTGGCCCGGCTCCAGCACCAGATAGCCGGTCGTCAGACCGCCCGTGCCGCCCGGAGAAGAGACAAAGTAATCGCCGCCGGTGGGCCGTCTGCCGCCGCTGCCCTTAAGCGTAAAGCAATACACGCCTTTCTTCGGCGCAGTAAACGCGCTGACCGTATAACCGCCCATCGTCGTCGTATCCGGCGTAAACGTAATTGCGCTTCCCAAAGCGCTTGACGTATTCAGGCTTCCGCTCCATCCCATCGTATTCCTCCCCCGCTCAGACCGTCGTAATGGTCAGCGTTGTGCCGGAAAGCGTCATCTTCGCCTGCGTAAAGTCGCTGAAGCTTTTCCCGCTGCTGACCAGATTGCCGTTTGAATTGAACACCGGCACATCGCCCGATACTGCACCGGCGACTGACGGTATCCTCTTTTGCGCTTCAGCAAGCGCTGAAGCTGCGTTGGCCACGCCCGTATTGGCTGTGGACTGCGCAGCGGAAGCTGCCTGCTTCGCCTCATCCGCCATCGTCGTGGCTGCATCTGCCTTTTCGTATGCGGCCAGCGCCTTGGTCATCGCCGCCTGTGCCGAATCCGCATGCAGACCGCAAAGCGCCTCATCCGTGCGCTCATCCGTGATGTCGCTTCCAGTAAGCGAGGCAGCACCCACGCCGATGCGCACCTGCGCAAGGCTGAGCATGTACTGCGCTGCGCTGCGCGTTAAGGCCGGCGGTATGGGCGACGCCGCCTCAATGCCCGTCAGCACCCCGAGCGACACCGTACGCGCGCTGTAATTGAGGCAGAGCACGATCCTGTCAATGCGCGGATTGGCGGACGCTGTGGTCAGCGCAATCGTCTTTGCACCGCTGCCGTCATCCTCCAGCGCGTAGTACCTGCCCCGGACAATCGCCATCCCCTCCGATACGCGCACGCCAAGGCCGCTATCCATCGGCGTGATTTTCAGCGCATCCGCACTGCCGCGAACGCCGTCCTGTCCCAGCGCCTTCACCATCAGCGCAAGATCCGCCTCGGCATATACGCGCTCATCCCCCTCAAGCGAATCAAACAAACCGTATTTTTCAATCATTGCTTTTCTCCTTTATCGCACCGTATTTCTCGTTCTTTCCCGGATTACGCGCTCAATTCCGCCCGCAGGATCGCCAAAGACCACCTCAAGCCGCACGGGCTTTCCCGCTTCGTGACTTTCCTGAACCTGCGTAATGCGCGCTGTCATCTGCACATCAGGCGTTGTCACCGTCACAAGATCGCCCAAATCCCAATGCACGCCGTACCGGCAGGAAGGCGTTTCCAGCACATCCGCCCGTATGGAATGGATGGACGCATGCTGAGAAAGCCTTCGCTCTCCCTCATGAGCGATTTCCTGCGGATCGCTCACGCTGCCCGCATCCACAAATACTTCCCTTCTCTGCATCCCCGCTTCTGCGCCGGGGCAGATCGCAAGGATCAGCCTGTTCTCATCTTCGCCTGCACCACCAACAATGGCAGCGTTCTTTTCCTGCTGCGCGCTAAGCGTTTCCACCGTGCCGCCGACGTTGCCCATGTGCATGCCAAAGGTCACGCGCATACTGCCCTGCGCGCCGGTTCGGTCACGTCCCGGCAGATAGGTGAACACAAGTTTTCTGCTCGTCATGTCCGGCACGATGGTATAGCCCGCGTCACAATAAGCACCGATGGCTGCAAGCAGCTCATCAAGCTGTTCAAACCTCGCGCTCCACGGTACATCCTTCTTGCCCCGTCTTCCGTTTTCGCTCTCCATCACGATGCATTCCATCCTCCTCGCCGCACTCTGCGGGCTGACGACGTTGTTTTGAACATAATGGCGCATAACGCTCTCCGCGTCTGCGACAATCCTGTCGTATCCGTAGGCGTCGCTGCTGTTCACCGGTGGTACACAGACGCGTCTTTTTAAAAGACCAGAGAGCGTATACCCTTTCACGTTCACCGTTCCCGCACCCGTGTCCCGCGTGACGCATTCGACGATCATCGCCTTACCCGTCTCACCCGCGGGACACAGAATCCGGTCGCGCTCAATCCGCGCCGCCATGGGATGCGACAGCGGGAAAACCATTTCAAATTCCCCCACCTCGCGAAACTTCCTGCAAAGGCGTATGCTCGTCATGCAGGCGATCTCCCCGAGCAACGTCAGGTTTGTATCCAAAATGTGAATTGCTTTCACGCTTACACTCCTTCATAGCAGCTCTGCCACGCAATCTCCACGCAGCTGCCCGTCGATGCGACGCTCGGCACATATTCCACCTCGTTCGTTCCCGGAATCAGCACAAATGCGCTGACCGCCAGCGTCGGATCCAGATATCCGAAAGCGTCCTCCTGACTGCCGTCCGTGCGGATCAGCATGCAGGACAGGTTCAGCGGATCCGTGCGGATCACAAGCCTTTCCCCCGTGGCAATCTGTTTGCTGACTGCAATCCGCGCACCCGTCGTGTGGTTGACAATCGCCGGCGTCTCGCCCGTGCCAAAAATGGTCAAGGTCACGGGCGCATCCGCCGTGCCGCGGTTGACAAGCGCCGCTGTAAACCGGCGCGATCCCAGGCGCAGCGGAAGCGCCGTGGGCAATGCCAGGCCGCCGCTGCCCATACGCATCTGCACGCTGTCCACCTCTCCGCTGAAAAGGTAAGGACTCGGACAGAGAAACTCCATGCTGTTGTCCGCTGCCGCGTTACCCACGCGCTTTCCATAGGCGATGCTGCCCGCCGGGACGGCCTCCGTCTGCCATTTGCCCACATCGTTCTCGTAGACCAATACGCCCATTTTCCCGTTGCGCAAGGCGCGGCTGCCGGAAAGCGCACGCTCAATGCGCATGCGCTCCGCGTAAAACGCCTCGCGGCTGTCCTGCGGCAGAATATCAAAACGCACCTGTACGCGGCGCATGGGCAACTGAATCCTGCTGATCATCGCGCCGGACTGATACGCCGCCTGCGTACTGACCGCCTCAATTTCAGGCCGTGACAAGCCGCTTACGCTGCGCAGCAAGACGGGCGGTTCTCCCGAAAACGCCATGCGCTCGCCGTATGCGTTGACATATGTGATCTTCTGCATTACATCCTCCTCGCCAGTTCCTCACTCACCTGCTGCATCCTTCGCGCCACATCCGCAGGTGACTCCACCGGCTGGTTGAAGTTTACCGTCTGGTTGATTGTCGGCGCAGTCACGCTGGCCTGCGTCTGTCCCTGCGCGACAAGGCTTTGCGCCGCACCAAACGCCGCTGCCTGTGTCCGCTCAGCCACCGCTTCAAACTGCGCGTTGAACGCATCAAACCACGCGCCCACATCGCCGAAGGCTTGCAAAAATCCCTCGTACATTCTTTCGCCAAGACTCCTGCCCGTGGCCTCATAGTCCGGCGCATATGCGTTCAAAAGGCCAAGCAGCTCCTCCTGCGTACTCTCCATGAGCACCTTCTGGGTCTCGGCTGCAAGGCTCTGCCCCTTGATCATTTCGTCGTATACGCTGTCAATGCGCTTGCTTTCAGACTGCAGGGCATCGATTTCCTCCTGCGCCCGCTGCGCCGCAGCCTCCATCTGCGCGTACAACGCTGTACGCTCGTCCTCCTGCGCCCAGCCGCTCTGCACCTTTTCCCAGGCTTCCCGGGCGCTTTCCAGCTGCTTTTCAAGCTGCAGGCGGTTGTAGTCATCCCGCTCGTACAGGATTGCGCTTTCAAGCTGTCCGATCTCCCGAAGATGCTCCTCCGCCGTTTTGGCGCGCTCCTGCTCCTGCGCCTGCTCGTCCATCGCCTCGATCTGCTTGCGGATCGCCGCGCAGGTTTCATCGCTCCACGCCTGCCATGCAGCGATGGACTCCTCAATCCTGCCCTTTTCAGCCTTTCGCTGCTCCGCGTATCGCGCCGTCAGTGCCTGCGTAACGCTCTCGTGCAGTGACGTAATCTGGCTCTCCTCGCTCTCCCGAAGCGCCTTTTTCGCATCGTAGATCTTCTGATCGATTCCGATAATCTGCTCTGCTGTCACAGCGTACTCTCGTCTGACGCGTTCAAGCTCCTGAATCTCCTCTTGGGCTGTCAGCGCTCCGGTCTTCCGTCTCTGGTTGATCCACATCAGCGCAAACTGATACGCATTCCGCTGCATCCGTTCGATCGCGCTGATCGCCGCAGCCGTCTCGCGCTTGAGCTGCTCCATGCTCCTGGCGCCCGTCTGGCCGATCTGAGCAAAGCCCTGCTCCACCCGCTCGATATCCTCCTGCGCGCCTTCCGCCGTCACGCGAATCGCAATGACAAGCTCTTCCATCGTCATCCCCGATCACCTCCCTGTATCGCTTCACATATCCAGAAACGCCGTCACACTCACCGGTTCCTCGTTACAACCATCCTTCAATCCATGCAATGCGGCCCAAGCCTCAAACACCGCCGCAAGCTCGTCCGGATAATAATCGCTGAGCAGCTCGCGCTTGGATATTCCCATCATCAGCCCCTGCGCAATCAACCTTTGAAGCCAGTTTTTTCCCGGATTTCCTTCAGCTTTGCGGCCAGACGTCCGGCCGCCCGCATAAAATTTTCCATACCGTTGAGCCTCCAGAACGCTTCAAGAAGCTCCGCCGCGCCGTCAAGTCCGATTGCCGGGTCCGCATACAGCGTGTCCGCAGGAATCCCCGTGAGCAGGCCGATCAGCTTGATCGCCTCATCCGGCACCACGTCCATCGCCCGCAGCATGATTTCATTCAGTCCCTGCGCGTCGATCCCCCTGAGTCTGCCCAGCATCTGCATCGCATCCATCTGCGGAAAGCAGACCTTCATCACCGTCTCCGGCATCTCGCGAATCGCCTCCATCACCCGCAGGTACTCGCCCAGCGGCAATCGCTTCACTTCGTATCCGCGCACCGTCTCGCTGCACTTCACAGAAAGCGCAGCGCTGTTTTTGCCCGTCATTTTCCTCCTCCTTTCAGAAAGAAGCCTCCCGGTCAAACCGGGAGGCTCTGGCCTTTACGCCTTGGGCAGCGTCTCCGCCGCCTTGATCCACGCATCGCACTCCGCCAGATCGCTGCCGTCCTCCTTCGGCTGGCGAATGGCATACGGCTTCGCGCTTGCCAGCGCCGGTCGTTTGAACACGCCGCTCATGACCACCTCGCACACGGACAGACTCGCTCCCTTGGTCGCGAAGTTGTCAAAGCGAATGCCCGTCAGATCGAACACGCGCCAGTTGAAATACATCGGCAAACCGTCCACCGTGTTGGTCACGCAGCGGAACGCGTACGTCTTGCCGGTCACGTTGAAGTCTGCCTCCAGCGTACCGGTCGCCTCGTCGTACGTGCCAAGCCCCAGCTGAGCCAGCGTCGCCAGCGGGATTTCCGCAAAGCGTACCTCAACGTCGTCGCCGGTCACATCCTTGACCTGCGTGTACAGGTCGTCATCATAGTAGAATTCCTGCTGCGCCTCCTTGGACGTCCTGGTCATGCTGCCCGCAAACTGGATGCTGTTCGCTTCCCCAGCCGCATAGGCCGTAATGCTGTTCTCCGTCACCGGTGCAAGGGCTACACCCTTAAAGCCGATAATTGCTCTCTTCTTCGCCATATTCTCTCACTCCTTATTTGTATTTCCGATACCTGAGCACTGCCATTCTGACGTCCGCATCATCGCCGTCGTAGGAGAATGTGCGCACATAGCCCATATCCTCCATCGCCGCATCGACGCTGACCGCAAGGTCATCCGCCTGCTGCACCCTGTCCGCAAAGATACGGATGTAATATTCCAGCTGCGACACGTGTTCCCGATCGTCCTTGAAGGACACGGGCGTATCTGCCGCTTTCGTTACCGCGATACACGGCAGCTGCTGCTTACGCTTCGGCCAGCCGCGCGTCACATTCGCCACGCCGTCAAGCGCGCCGAGCTTTGCACAGATTTCCTGCGCCTCATTGTGAATCATGCCTCTCCTCTCACCTGCCTTGATACAGCCTCCCGCACGCCGAGCAGCGCGTCGCTTTCCTTTGCTTTCATGGCCGGATACAAAAACGGCTGCGCGGGGCTCTCCGTCGTCCCCATTTCCACATGCGCGGCATACGGCGCGCCGGCGTACACCTCGCCGCCATCCTGCGTCATACGTACCGAAATAGAGTCCTGCAGTGCACCCGTATCCTTTGGACAGAGCGCCTTTGCCTCCGAGCAGATCGCGTCGAGCCCCTCATACATCCCCACTGACGCTGCGGAATAAAGCGCGCCTTCCTCCGCACGTTCAAGCATGGACAGCACCGCCTCCATCCCCGTCATCGAGAAACCCTCGTTCATGAGCGTCTCCCTTCAGGAATGCTTTCAAGCACAGCGCGCGTATGGCGCCATCTTTCGATGCTCACAATGCGGTAGGCAGGTGTGCCGCCGTCAAGCGACACACCCATACCCACGCATAGCACCTCCTTTCCTTCGTACAGCATAAGTCGCGTATCCTTTACGCCGTCTCCGTATACCGAGGAATGGATTCCCTGACCCAAGGGGTAAACCGCCGCGCGAATGACAGCGGTCTCTCCCCACGTGTATACGTCGTCGTGCATACCCGTCCATGCGCTGACATGGACGACCTGCTTGTCCCGTTCACGCAGTCTCATATGCGCTCATCCTCACCGTTTTCGCCAGTCTGTACGGCGCTGCCTGACGCAGAATTTCCAGCGGGATCCCTTCAAAGCTTCGGGTCACGCCGCCTTCGCTGTGCGCGCTCTGGCCCTCGATCCCCTGACGGTTGTAGAGCACAACCGCCAGCTGCACCATTGCCGTTTCAAGCGCGCCGGGCAGCGTCATCCGCCCGGTATACGCCAGCAGCATCCCCTCCGCCTCGTCAAGCAGCGCTTCGAGCACCGCGTTATCCGCGCCCGGCAGCCGTACGGACAGCCTGTCAAGCGCGCCCATCAGTTTGCACCGCCTCCGACTACCTTAATGACGGACATCGCCGACATGCCCATCCTCTCTACGCGAATTACCTGCCTGATGTTAAGCGCATTCGGATCAAGGCCATACACGTTTGAAAACTCGTCATTATAGAGCACAGGGCTCATCTGAATCTTATCGTTGACGATCAGAATAACGTATGCCAGCGCAGCGTCTCCGTTAAGCAGGTCGCTCTGCGTCACATCGATATCAAACATACCGATCATACCGAGCACACGGATGCTCTTGTCAAAGTCCACTTCCATGTCGTGCAGCACATCGCCGTGACGGATGACATTGCCCTCAGCCGCGTAGCCGTCTTCTTCAAGATAACCGATTCTGCAATTCATATATAATCCTCCTTACACACCAATCTTAATGCCGCGAAGCACAGCCGCTGCGCGGGTGGACTTGAGTGCTACGGCGGCGACCATCTCCACCTCGCCGCGCTTGACCGTACCAGCCGTATCAAAGTCCGGCAGCCAGGTGCGGATCGGGCTCTGGCTGTTCATGGTCACGCCATGGAAACCGTCAAGACCAAGACGAACCGCGTACAGGCACGTCTTGCCATCCTCAATCGGAATAATGGGATCCGTGCTGCCGGACTTGGCGCCCAGATCGATCAGCGGAATGCCGCCGTAATACTCCACGAGGTTACCCCAGCTGTCCCTGTCCGTCTGGTACATGGATGCACGGCGGGCAACGGCGCGAATCTTCGCCATCATCGCAGAATTACCCAGCAGGCAGCTCGGCGCGCCGTCAAGCTTTGCAATCATTTCGTCCAGTTCATCCAGGAACTGCATGTAGTTCTCGGTGATCAGCGCGCTGGTGGACAGGTCCACGCTGGTTTCCACCTCGGTATCCGAGCCAGACAGCGCCTTGTTAAGGCCGTCAAAGCTGTAGGTGTCAGACAGCGAATCGCCGTTGATCACCATGTCGGAAAAGAGCGCCTGCGTCGCCTTGACCTTCTGCTGCAGCTGGAACTGCACCTCATCCACAATGCCGCCGGTGGAGGCAAGCACGCGGTCAATGTCAAACGCGCCGCCAAAGACCTTGAGGTCCACCACGTGGCGCTGCTTCTTCGCGCCCTGACCCTCGTATTCGCTGTTGATCGCTCGGGTCGCGGCGCTCGCCGGGGTGGATACGCGGGTATACGCGTACGTCAGCGTAGAGCCGCCGCCCGTCGGGGAAACCGCGTCGTCAAAAATCATGTTGTCCAGCAGGAAGCTGCTTTTGCGGAATTCGTCAATCACCAGAGAACTCAGATGATCCTGTACATTCGCCTGTACATCCATGAGCATAATCGCCATAATACATTTCTCCTTTTCCTGTCGTTGTTTGTTTCTTGTCGCTTTGTGTGTGCCGCAGCCGGTTTCTCCGGCTCATCGATTGTAAAACGCAGAAATCGCATCGCGCATGCTCGTGCGCATGCCGCTCTTTCCCGCGCCGGTTCTGGGCGCAGCGCCCGCTACGCGCGCTTCCACGCCCTTTTGCACTGCCTGCTGCCACGTCTTCTGCACGCGGACAAGCGAAGCTGTGCATCGCGCTTCATCCGCATAATCAAGCAGCTCCGCAAGCTCAGCGGGCAGCTGCCTGGCTGAGAGCGTATCCAGCGCTTTTGCGTGAAGCTCTCGCCTGGCCAACTCTGCTTCGCGGCGGGCAAGGCTTTCCTCCCTGAGCCGTGCGTCGCTTTCCGCCTGACCGCTTTGAAGCGGTGCGGACTCTGCACCGGGCATCACGGCTGCCGGTTCGGTGTTCTGTTCCATGTGTACCTCCTTTTCATCCTTTTTGTTCTTGCTTCTCCGCCTGTTCTTTAGCGCCCGCAAGCGGCAAAAGGGCAGCAAAAAAGCGGCCTGCGCCGCTTCTTATGCCTTTGTCATTTCCTCCGCCGCCGCTTCCGCATTGTCTACAAACGGCAGCTGTGAAAACAGAATCCTGCGCGGAACGATGCCGTCAAGCTGCGCGACCATCTGCGCCGCCTCGCTTTCGTTGACCGGAAGGCTGCGCGTAAAGGTCACGATGATTTCGTCTGCATGAAGCATGCCTGCAGCAAGCACCTCCATGAAATGCGCAAAGAGTCTCAGCCGCATGCGCAGCCCTTCCCTGAACCAGCGCTCCTTAATGCTGGTCAGCTGCTCAAGGCCGAGCAGCTTATAGCGCATCGCCACGCCGGACGCATTCGCCGCAAAGTGCATATCCGTCATATCCGGCACCATGCTCATCTTGTGAATGTCGCTGCGCAGCGCTTCCCGCAGCAGCTGCGCGCCGGCTTCGTCACTCTGCTTGCATAGCCATTCCGCACGTGCGTCCGTATCCGGCAGAGAGAGCGTCTTTTCCTCCAGCAAGCGCTGCGCAGGCGAGCGCGGATCCTGCGGATCGTCGTTCTCCAGCGTACAGCCGGTGAGCAGGAGCACCGCATCGGTAAACTGCTGCTTATCGTTTACGCGGTCACTCTCCAGCATGTCATATGCGTCAATCAGCGAGAGTACCGGCTCAAAGTCACCCGTCTCCTGCGCATTGTTCCAGAACTCCACCACGGGCACGCCGCCGAAATAGTGCGGCTGTGCCTCCGGCCGGGCGCAGAGCGTCGCAAGCGTCTTGCCCTCAAACACATACGTTTCCAGCGCGGTGTGCACGTGGACACATACGCCGCTTCGCTTGCCCGTCTCATCGAACCGGTCAAACCAATGCACGCCGAATACGGGCCTGTGCTCTACGGTATCGTCGTACACGACGAACGCTTCCTTGGGGTTCAGCGTCGCAGCGCGGGGCTTGCCCTGTTCGTCTGCGTAGCAGATGCACACGCCGCGCCCGTAAATCGATGCATCCGCCGCCAGCTCCGCATCCACGCTGGTCATGTCGCTTGCCGCATACATGCGCCTGAGTACGCAAAGCGCCTCCGTCTGTTCCTCGTTTGCAGCCTCATAGGTCACTGGCTTTCCCACCAGATACCCCGACGCCATCGTCACAATGTAACGCGGGAACGCATGAACCAGATGGTGATTGGGCAAACCCGCCGAGCGCACGCGCCTTGTAATCGCGCCCTGCCCCTCATACGCCTTGCCCAGCCGGACGAGCCTCGGGCGCACGTCGCGGATGAATTCCGCAATGGCGCCGCTGACAACGTCCTTAGTGATCTCGATATTTCTGTCTCTGACGATCAATTCATTCTCCTTTCCCGGCTTTGCACCGTGGCAACGCGCCGCGTGCTCACCGCTTCCATGGCGTAGCGTACCGCATCGATGTGGTGGTTTCCGCGGTCAGGATAGCCGTCCACAGGGCGCCCTTCAGCGTCCCTGTCGTACTCGTATTCAAGGAACTCGCTGTACGTATCCGGGCATCGCGTAGGGTCGATCTCGATGGCTTCAAGACTCTGCAGCCACTTCATCCCGTGTTCCACGCTGCCCGCGCCCTTTTTGGCCGCCGTGCAGGGCAGCCCCTCCGCCTTATAATCGGCGATGGACTTGGGCTCCGCGCTGTCCGCGGTGATGGGCTCCGTGCGCCCGCGCTCTCGCACAAGCTGCGCCGTCTGCGCATTGCCAAGCCGCCTCGCTGTGATTTCACCGAAGATCGTCAGGGTTCTCCGTGCAGCGTCATAATGGCATTCGTTGTAGGCAAACGGATCCGGGTAATAGCCCCAGTCGATGCCGCGGTACACGCGGTCAAAGCCGCTGATCTCCTCATCGGTCAGCCTGCATTCCCGAACGTTTTCAAACACCGACAACCCGCCGCCGACCGCTTCGCCCAGGTATTCATGCCGATACGCTGCGGGGTTTGTCCTGGCCAGATGCTCCGCCTCAAGAAAAAAACGCTCCCCGAGCCATTCAGGAGGCGTACTCATGTATGTGGAATGGTGGATAATCCGCCCTTCCTTTTCCTGCCTGCAGTAGCGGTTGGCCCAGTTTCGGGGCGACTTGGGCGGGTTAAAACTCTTGATGACGAACGAATAGCTGCCCCCGCGCAGAACGCTCTGCTCGACATTGCGGATCTCCTCCGGCCCGTCGTACTGATCAAGCTCCTCAAACCAGAGGATGCCGATGTGTCCAAACGGCGCCTTAAGGGATTTCAGTTTGCCCGCATCATCCAGCCCATAAAAAAAGACCGTCTGTCCGGTCGGCTTATATACCATCTGCATGGGATTGATGCTGCAGTCCACCTTGCCCTCCAGCCCGAGCGCCGTAACTGCCCAGCGCATCTGCGCGTACACGCTCGTCCTGAGCGTTGCCTTGATTTTGCGGATCACGACCGCGTGGCTCTGCGGATGAGCGATCAGCTGAAGCAGCACCTCCAGCGAAGCGAAGGAACTCTTCGTGCTTCCGCGTCCGCCCTTTAAAATCACCTCGTTCACATCGCCCGTTCGGATCGCCCTGTGCACATCAAAGAACGCCGGGGAAATCACCGCCTTAAGCGATGTCGTCAACAATGCTCACTCCCTTCGCCTCCTGTGTTCCTTCATCCTCCGCCTTCATCTTCCACTTGTCCGGCCTGCGGCTTTGGAGCCAGAAGATCATCGCGCGCACATCTCCCGGGACGTGGTAGCGGTTTGATCGTTCCTTGGTCCCCCGCTCGTTCTCTTCGATCACGGTGTCCTCCGCCTCGTAGCCGCAGGCCCTGCGGTAGAGCGCTTCCTCCACCTGCCTGTCCATCTCCTCTTTGCTGATCCTTTCTTTCATGTTCCTCACCTCCTTTTCTTTCATGGTAGTATCATACCACAGTTCGCTCGGACATTGGCGGACAACTTTTGGAAATTCGCTATAAAATTTTGTCAAGTTTTGCTTTTTTGGTCAAATTTGGTATAATACCGTATAGACCACTTTTCCCTCAGAATTCGTTCATTCCGACCCTCAATCTCAGGAGATTCACATGCCGGAGTTTAAGCGTTTTCGCAAAAAGCCCTTCACGCCGCAGGGCGTCATCGCGCTGGGCTTTGCCATCATCATTCTGATGGTTACCGCGCTGCTCATGCTGCCCGTCTCTTCAAGCTCCGGGCAGATGACGGATCCTTTGACCGCACTGTTCACCGCTACGAGCGCCGTATGCGTAACGGGCCTTGTCGTCGTGGATACGGCAACCCACTGGTCGCTCTTCGGCCGCGCCGTCCTGCTCGTCGGCATACAAATCGGCGGCCTGGGCGTCATGACCGTTCTCGCCTTCGCCGCCGCGCTCATGGGCCAGCGCATCGGCCTTCGCCAGCGCACGCTGCTGGTGGAGAGCATTTCCTCGCTGCACATCGGCGGCGTAGTACGCCTGATGCGCCGCGCAGTACTCGGCACGCTGCTCGTCGAAGGTGTGGGTGCGCTGCTGCTCGCGCTGCGTTTTGTGCCCATGCTGGGCCTCATGCGCGGCACAGGCTACGCCGTATTCCACGCCATATCCGCCTTCTGCAACGCAGGCTTTGACCTGATGGGCACCGTCTCCGGGCCATACACCTCGCTGGAAAGCTTTGTGGGCGATCCGCTGATCAACCTGACTGTCATCGCGCTCATCCTCCTTGGCGGTCTCGGCTTTTTCGTCTGGGACGATCTGATTCAGTCGCGCCTTCGCCCCTCGCGCATGCAGCTGCACACCCGCGTCGTACTCGTTGTCAGCGCAGTCGTCGTACTCGTTCCCACCGTGCTGTTCTTCCTGTTTGAATG